GCTTAAAATAATTACCGAAACCAATGACGTGTTGGTCAAAATTAATGATTTTATCACATTTGAAGGTTGGGATGCGGATTTAGGGGAAACCGGTATAGAGTTTTACGGTCGCAGTCTTGAAATCAAATACGAGGGCATTCACAGTTTAGTTATCGTTCCCAACCATGATTTGAAAGAGCTATTTCAGAATATTAAAAAAGGATATTTTGGGAAAACTGTTTTTATAAATGGTCTTAAAATAAGTGTTCGTGATTTAGTGCTGTTGGAACAGGAATTGATGTATTTCTCGGATGGTAACGATTTGCATACACACGGGAAGTATATGAAATATAGTGAAGTCAAAACAATCGTAGATATTGACGGATATTATATTTTTCGGAGGGTCAGAAAATGATAGCAACAACCACAAGTGATATAATTTACGTGTCTATAGCTTTAATCATGATGTTTGTGTCAGGATACATCCTTGGTACGACAGATGAAATGGGAAGAGAGAAAAGGAGAAAAGAAAAACTCAGAAGAAAACGAGAGCAAAGAAAGGAGTTGAAAAAACATTGAGAAAATTATCAGTACGATTAGATATGAGAATATACAACTGGGCAGAAGAATACGGGACAACAGTGAGCGAATATTTAGAGCACGCTGTGTATTCAGTTCTTGAGTTCGGTGGTTCGGGATTTCAATTCACGCCCAGTCGGGTTACACCAAAATATGACACAAGTGTGTACCTCACAGATAAAGCTTTTAGAGAAGTAAAGAAGTTGGCAAAACATAACAACTTGAGCAAAGCACAAATACTGAATCGTTCTGCGATAATGTTTCACGTGAAACATATTCACGATGTAGAACGAGAGGAAAGGGAGAGTGAGCAGTGGCATGATGACAGATTATGCAAAACGCCGTACTAAAGTTATAAGAAAGCTTAAAGTCTTAGCGCAAAACAAAAATTTCGGCATGGGCGCAAAGAGTAATATACAATACATGCTACAGCAATTGCCACCCGAAAGCCAGATAAAAACCGCCCGTCAGAGACGGGGCGCAATGACAGCATTAGAACAGGCTGAGAAATCTGATTTATACAGTGTATCAGGGCAAAGGAGAATTGCCAAACGAAAAATGGCAAAACTTGAAAAGTTGGGGATTAAATTTAAGACTTATAAAGAACTTAACGAGTTTGGTGAGTTCATGGAATCTGTTCGGGATTATTCACTTGGGCGAGTATATGACAGCACAAAGGCACTAGAGTTGTTTATTGATAGAGGTGGAAAATCTGGTGATGAATTACTCAATCAGTATAGGGAATGGCAAAAAGCAAAGAGACGAATTGATACGTAGAATACAGCAGATATATAGAACACCTAACATGAGAGGAAAACAACGCTTTGCAAAACAGTCATACAGAAATTGCATATGCGCTTTTGATATCGAAACTACACGACTTCCGGAAATTGAACAGAGCATCATGTATTTATGGCAGTTTGCAGTATTGCTTGACGGTAATGAAATAATATGCGTCTACGGAAGAGATTGGAACGAACTTGAAGAACTGTTCACAGGAATTGAGGATGAGCATCTTATCTCAATGGTATTTGTACACAACTTATCATATGAGTTTCAGTTTCTGCGCTCACACATAGAAATAAATCCGGAGGAGGTGTTTTCGCTCAAACCAAGGAAAATACTCAGAATCAGGGCAGGAAATCATATGCAAGGAAATTTAGAGTTTCGCTGCTCATATATGCAAACGCACAAGAGTCTTGACAAGTTTCTGAGTGACAGTGGTGTGCAGAATCAGAAGCTGAAAGATTTTGATTATGATAAACGACGTTACCCATGGACGGAATTATCAACTAGGGAAATTGAATACGGGTGTAACGATGTAATAGGATTATTACAGGCAATGCATAAACGATTGATGGATAATAACGATACTCTATACACTCTACCATTAACATCTACAGGTTACGTCAGGCGAGAAGCAAGGCAAGCTATGAAACAGTACAATTATAAAAAACTGCACAGCATGATGTGTGATACAAGCCTATACACACTTCTTAGAGAAGAATTCAGGGGCGGTGATACCCACGCAAACAGATATCACGTTGGAAAAATACTTAGCAACGTTGCGTCATTCGACAGGGCAAGTTCTTACCCAGACGTTATGCTCAACTGTAAGTTCCCAATGACAAAATTTGTGCGACAGGGAAATTGCGGTATAGAGGACATTGACAGATGGACAAAATTTCACAAAGCTTATGTGGGGCGGTTTCATTTCCGGAACATCAGACAAAAAGATGTTTATTACGGTGCACCTTATTTGACAAAAGACAAGGGTTATTGCATAAGCAAGGAATCAGTTTGGGATAATGGTCGTTTACTTTCAGCGGATGAATATTCGTGCACACTGAATGACATTGATTTCAGGATTGTGAAAAGTGAATACGTATGGGATGAAGTTGAATTCACTGATTTTTACACGGCAGGGTACGAGTATCTCCCGGAGTCTTTAAGAGAATTGGTAAAACGATTATTCACAGATAAAACGTCTTTAAAAGGTGTAGAGGGAAAAGAGATTGAGTACGCTTTGGCAAAAGAACTGATAAACTCACTATACGGCATGTCCGCACAGAACCCTGTTAAGCCTGATATCATCTACAGTAACACCGAAAAACCATTTTCAGTTGAGGACGGGGATACAGGGGAAAAGTTGGCTAAATACAACAAAAGAGCGTTTATGCTTTATGCGTGGGGCTGTTGGGTAACCGCGCACGCCAGGCAGAGACTTAAGCTTGCCGTAAACATTGCAGGCGAGGATTTTGTTTATTGTGACACAGATTCGTGCAAAATATTGATAACGGAACGATATCCTGAAATCAAAGAAAAATTTGATGAATTAAATATCCGATTAAAAGAGGATTCCATAGAAAATGGCGGTCATGCTACAGACCCAAAAGGAGTGGAACATTATCTTGGCGTATACGAGTATGAAGGTACATCCGACAGATTTATAACCTTAGGGGCAAAAAAATATGCTCAAGAAAAAAACGGCAAACTTGAAATCACGATAGCAGGCGTAGGAAAGAAAAAAGGTGCGGAAGAATTGAGGAAGATGGGTGGTTTGGAAGCTTTGAAAATCGGAACTACGTTTCGGGAAGCGGGTGGCACGGAATCTGTTTATAATGATTCAGATTATGGGTATTACAGCCCTGACCCAGATAATCCAAATAAAAGCGTATACATCACCAGAAATGTAGTTATACGCCCCTCTGAATACACCGTTGGTCTTACGATGGATTATTTAAATGTTCTCAATAGCGTTGATTTGTGGCATGATTTTTTAAAAAATACCAAAGAAAAGGCTTGACATACACGTTCACATATGCTATTATATACTTGTAATAAAAAAACAAGACAAAATAGAAGGAGTTGAAAAACATGATTACAAGAAGCATTGAAAAAGTAACAGCAAAGATTACAGACGAAAACGGACAGTCTGTAGAAAAGACCTACTACGGTGCAAACGTAACAGCTACAAAGATTAAAAAATCTTATGAAGCTGAGACAGGAGTAAAAGCTGTAAAAGTTTCCATGGATACTGAAGTAGTAAAAGCATCCATGACAGAAGCCGAATTTGTACACTACGGAAAAGTAGAGTAAGAACCAAACATGTCGCAATCCGAAACAACTCCCAGCTGTGGGTAAAACAGCATAAAAAGAAAAAAGGAGAAAATAACATGAAAATTATTAAAACAAACATTCAGGAAAACGAGTACACAATGGAGTTAATGTTCGCAATGTTCGAAGACGAGAACAGAATTCGTCTTTCCGACACTGCCGGAACAACTGTAGAGTTCGTTCACTACGCTATTGTGGAAGATGAAAACTCAAAGGGTGAAGTAGTGAAAACTCTGTCAATCGAGGAAGCGGAAACACACAACGTTTACGTGACAACCTCAACCTCATTCATTCAGGCTTTTGAGCGTATTATCACAATGGCAGAAAAATGTGGTGAGGACTTCCGAAAAGTATCTGTATCTTTCAAAAAATCTCAGCGTGGAAGAAACTTTCTTGTTGCGGGATATGTGAAATGAAAAAGCCTGAACTGTATGACAGTAATGGTTATGTGAATATAAAGGGTATCTTGGAAACAGGATGCCCTTTCATATTTATATGGGGCGGTAGAGGAACGGGAAAAACGTATGGTATTTTGAAACACGCTGTAGAAAATAATAAAAAATTCATCTACCTTCGAACCCGTCAAACTCAAATAGATATGATACGTACACCGCAATTCAATCCGTTTAAACAATACAACACAGACTGTAACAGACGTATTACGCCATCATCAATTAATAAAATGTATTCTGGTTTTTATGACACAAGTTTTGACGAAAAAACGAAAAAATACACGAACACAGGAGAACCATTGGGCTACTCCGCCGCACTTGGCACAATATCTAATTTACGAGGTTTCGGAGCAGCTGACGTTGAGTTGATGTTTTATGACGAATTTATTCCGGAAAAGACAGAACCACAGTTAAAAAACGCTACAATCGCTCTCTTAAATGGATATGAAACTATAAACCGAAACCGAGAACTTATGGGAGATAAACCTTTACAACTCGTGTGCGCATCTAACAGCGAAAATGCGAACTGCGACATATTCGCAAAACTAGGTTTAATCCACAAAGTTACCGATATGCATAAAACAGGACAGGAATTTAGCTATCTACCTGACAGGGGTATCATCCTCATAAATTTAGCCAACTCTCCAATTTCACAGGCAAAATCTGAGACAGCTGTATACAGAATGGTTGGTAAAGACAGTGATTTTTACAAGATGTCAATTCAGAATGATTTCTACGCTGAGGACTATTCGGACATTAAATCCGAACCCATAAATGAGTACGTCCCCATTGTGACAGTTGGAGAAATAACCATATACACGCACAAAAGCAAGGAAAAACTGTATATTACACAGCACCTACAGGGTTCACCTCAGATTACGTATTCTACATCAACAAGAGACCTGGCAGCTTTCCGGCATAAGTTTATATGGGTCTGGGGGATGTACTTAGATGGACTAGTCAGTTTTTCTGATATAGAATCAAAATATCTACTTGACAACTATTTCAAGATGTGATATGATGCAATTGTAGGGAAAGTGGTACAAAAACCAACGGGCGGAACCCGTGTACATGAGTTTGGTTGGCTCTCAGCACTTTCCCTCAATTCAAAAGAGAGGAAGTGGCAATATGGAGTGGATTCAGGCAATAAGTCAGTTATTCAGTTCTCTGGGAGTTCCGGTGGCGTGCCTAGCAGTAACCTTTTATTTATGGTACAAAGAAACTGAAAATCATAGAGAAGAAATAAACAACCTCACAGAAGTTTTAAACAATAATACAATGGCAATTCAGAAACTAGCAGACAAACTGGACGCAAAGGAGTGATACGATGCCGTTAGGTGCTAAAATACTACTAGACCCCAATATTGAAGAACAGTACGGAATGATTGACATTATCCCAGACCGAGACGTGTATGGCGAATATAAAATAAATACAAAGAGTTCCCCTCTGTTGTTGCGTGATAAGCCAGATACAAACGCGGATATAATCGTGGAAATGCCCAAAGGACGTACCATCTTCTGTTACGGGTTTACAGATATAACCATGGAATGGTATCTTTGTGAATACTCAGACAGCGGAAAGATTTACGCAGGTTTCTGTAATAAAAAATATTTAACAAAAAGGAGTGATAATACATGAAAATCAATGATATCATAGCCCTCGCAGGGGCAGGATTCAGCAAACAGGACATTATTAAAATTGCAGGTACAGTATCAGCACCGGCGCCGATTCAGACACCAACACCGACATCAGCACCGGCATCAGCACCAGTATCAGCGCCGGTTCCGGCACAGGATGTTTTCAATCAGCGTATGGGTGTTCTGGACAACCGATTAGATGAGATTACCAAATTGATTCAGGTTGGAAACCTGAGTAATTCCCAGATTCCCGAACCGCCGACAACAGAAGATATGTTAGCTTCAATTATTAATCCACCAGTAAAGGAGTGATTTTATGGGGACAACTATTAAATTAACACCGGGTACACCTAACGTAGCGAACTTTAATTCAGCTGCTATTTTGAATGAAATTGTAAATCAGGCAACAGGAAAAAACACAGTTAGTGCGATTGCAACAAGTGATTTTACTTCAGTTGCCACTACAGCACTAGAGCTAGGAATAGACCCGTTATTAAATGCAATTTCTCAGGTTCTCAGTAGAACTATTTTTTCTATCAGACCTTATTCAAGAAAGTTTAAGGGTTTATATCAGGATAACATAAGGTTTGGAAATCATGTAAGAAAACTCAATATCGCAGATTCTGATTGGAATAAGGATGACCGGTACGACTTAACAGACGGAACAAGTGTGGATGATCAAGTAGTTGCCATTCCGAAAGTACTTCAGACAAATTTTTACGGTCAGAATGTATATCAGAGACAGGTTACTCTATTTAGAGACCAGTTAAACGTTGCGTTACAAAATGAACAGGAGTTTCAGAGGTTTGTCACTATGATTATGACAAACGCGTCTGATTTAATTGAACAGGCACATGAAGCAACAGCAAGAATGACACTCGCCAACTTTATTGGTGGTAAAGTGAAAGGCGACACCGCAAATGTTATTCATCTTGTAACAAAATATAACGATGTCGCAGGAACCACTCTTACAGCTGACACGGTAAAACAGCCAGAAAACTTTGTTCCGTTCATGAAATGGGCTACTGGGTACATTAAAACAGTGTCAGATTGGATGACTGAAAGAACACAGAAGTTTCATATTAACGTGACAGGAAAAGAGATTTCAAGACATACACCTTACAACAAACAGAAACTGTATCTATATTCTGAAGAACTTAACAATATTGATGCCAGTGTTATGACATCTATCTTTAACGACAGTTACTTGAAAATGGCAGACCATGAGAAAGTAGGTTTCTGGCAGAATATTGACAGTCCAGACGGTATTAACGTAAAAGCGTCATACATGGACGCAACAGGAGACGTTGTTTCCGACACTGAAGGCACAGCTACTTCTAACATTTTCGGCGTGTTATTTGACGAGGAAGCAGTCGGCATTACAACTTACGGTGAATGGTCGGCACCGTCACCGTTTAATGCAAGGGGCGGATACAGTAACATTTTCTGGCATTTCAACGACAGATACTACAACGACTTCACCGAAAATGGAGTTGTGTTCTTATTAGATTAATAAGGCGGTGACAGTATGAGAGTTCATTTTTACAATGTAGGAAAACGTAAAAATTCTACATGGGTTCCTCCGGATTCTTCTGCTGTTGTGACTAGAACAGGGGCTTTACGTAGCCCCTCTTCTATTTCAAGTCCAACGCTGAGCGTACAATATAACGATGCTTCTGGGAATCCAACTAATTTGAATTACTGTTATATTGAAGAGTTTAACAGATATTATTTTGTAAAAGACTGGACGTTTGAAGAGGGTCTATGGATTTGCTCATTAGAGTGTGATGTTTTAGCCAGCTTCAAAAGTAAAATCATAGAAGAAGAATTTTACATTTTACGAAGTAGTGCCACTTTTGATGGTTCTGTAATAGATAATTTTTACCCCGCAAAATCCGGTTACACAAAAAAGGCACAAGAAATTAGCGTACTGCCAGAAGGTGCGAGCACAGGTTGGATAACAGGGTTCATTATACTGACAGTAGTAGGTCAAGAGGGTGCATTAGAATATTATCAATTTCAAGTAACAGATTTCACAACGTTCTGCCAGAAAGCATTCGGTGACATAGATTGGGCTGATATCAAAGAATCGGGAATAAAAGATTCCATTGTTAAAATTGTTATGAACCCGTTCCAATACGTGTCAAATTGTATGTGGATGCCTTTCGGTATACCCGGCGGAACAGAAGTGTCAGAACTTCCGTTAGGATATTGGAAAATTCCTGCGGTGTGTACAAAATTGAATGCACTTTTAGCATACAAACTACAACGGAGTGTGACATTATCAAGTCATCCACAGGCTTATAGAGGTGATTATCTAAATCATGGTGCATATCACAGGTTGGAAATAGCATCGAGACTGTTTGGCGTGATGCAAATTGACACCAATAAAATAAATATTAACTCTCCAATTAATGTCGATTTCCGAATAGACCCCAGAACAGGAGTATACGACATTTCGTTTACTAATAATAATGCACTACTTGGCTATAGTTCTGGCATGTATGGCGTTCCTGTTCAAATAAATGAAGCTAGAAACAATCCTCTTGAGGGTGTAATATCATCTGTAGCCGCACTCGGTAGTATTGCTTCCGTTCAACTCATGAAAGGAGTTGGATATATCGGGAACGCTGTAAATGAGTTTCTTCCTACAGTGTCGTCAAAAGGGTCTAACGGCTCAACTATAGGAACTGACGGTTGGATATCATTTTTTCAATATTTCCTAACAGTCACTGACGAGGACAACAGTGAAAATGGAAGACCGTATATGAAACGTGGTACTTTTAAGTCACTGGGAACCGGGTATTATTTGGTAGAACATGGGGACATGAATATTACAGGGGCTTATTCAGATGAGATATCAAAAGTTAAATCATTGTTAGAAGGGGGCGTTTATTATGCATAGAAACATCAGAAATGACAACTCAGCATTATTAATAGGTCTTTCCATTGGTGGCTCTGGGGGTGGCGGTGGGGAGATTCCTTTACCGTCCGGTAAATGGAATGTACTTGTCACCGATACTGTGAACGGGTATTTTACAAGAGACAAAATGCAACAAAATGCCGCCAATATTAACAATTATTTTAAGGAGAGAGGTTGGTCTCCAACCGCTCGAATGGCGTTGTTAGGAAACATGGAAAAGGAAAGTACCATGAATCCTGGTCTCATTGAAGTAGGCGGTGGCACAACGTCAGACGGCCCGGGCAGAGGACTTGTACAGTGGACACCGGGAACAAAATTACTGTCAGTTCTTGATATTCTATACGGAAAACATGACGACTGGTGGGACGGCGGAAAACAGTGCGCTGTTTTATTCGCTGAATATCAGGAGAGTGTTGGAGACGCTGACAGGGGTATTGAACCGGAATGGTATCCGACTTCAAGTTACAATATGACATGGCGTGAATGGGCTACTGGGAACTATGACCTGAAAACGCTTACTAATGCGTTTATGTATAATTATTTGAGACCAGCAAGTCTGAATCAACCGGAGAGATACACTTACGCGCAATATTGGAGTTCAATATTTATAAGGGGGTGATATGATGCCATACAGTTATGAAATGATAAACTTGTTTAATTCTTCCTACAGTCCATCAACTCTTCATACGAAAAACACGCAGATGTTTATGTTTTTCAAAAAATATTTACTTGAAAAAGTTATGTCTGTATTTGAGTTTGAATTGCCTGAAACGTGGGATAAAAATTATTTTTTATATTCGCTATTTTTAAATGGTTATTTGGCAGTTGTAAATACAGATAAATTCGGTGTTATATGTCAGCATTGCGGATTGAGAGGATATAATATCTACTATAATCCCACGCACGCTATAATTGTGAATCCTTTATTAACGGGAATTTTAGAGCCTAAAATTGGTGCTCAATGTTCCATTATCAGATTACAGCCAGATTACAGCGGTATTTCTGATATTGTAAATTACTATGCCGATAATATGGCTATGACTGCGGAAACGTGTGAAATGAACATTATGAACAGCAAACTTTCATTTCTCTTCGCGGTGAGAGGAAAAAGTCAAGCTGAGTCAATGAAGAAAATTCTTGATAAGGTGATGAGAGGTGAACTTGGCGTTTTCTATGATGAAAAACTGAAGATGGGGAACGAAAATATTCCGTTAGATTTTTTCAATAATGATTTGAAAAAGAATTTTATTGCTCCTGAATTACAGGATACATTGAGACGTTGGGAAGAAATGTTTTGCAATGAAGTTGGCATACCAAACGTGAGAAGTGACAAGAAAGAACGTATGATTGTAGATGAGGTGAACAGCAATAATATTGAGTGTTTCACAAAAGCAGAATTATGGCTTGAAACATTAAAAGAGGGAATTAACCAAACAAATACAATGTTTAATCTAAATCTTGACGTTAAATTACGTCACAATGAAGGGGGCGAAAATAATGCCGGGAGAACTTTATTTACGGGGGCTACTAGCATGGAATGAAAATCTGCTGAAAGATAATTTCATAAGTCATTTACCGGTCAATATGGTAAATGATATTGGAAAGGATAATATTCAGAATTATGTCCTTTTAAAATGCGCTGAGTTAGAAGTTTTAATACCCTCACCAACTGAAATGGCTTTAGCTCTAAACTCGTGGGCTTCTATAAATGAACGGTTGTTCTCAATTATATATGATATAGAACTTACCATTTCTACAACAGAGGGTGAAAAAACGGAAACAATTACAAGAGACAGAAAAGGAAAATCTACAACTGAGGGTAAAGAGGATTTACATCAGAAAAGTAATAGCGGAACAAGTGGTTCAGATTCGACAACTGAAAAAGTTGCAGGATTCAACTCCACATCACTTGTAGATAAAGGAAGCACAACCATTACTTATGAGGGTAAAGCAAACTATGATGAGACAAACAACAACGCAAAAAATTCTAAAAATGAAACGACAGAAACGGAAAAAGAAACAAGGTCTACGGGAATGTCAGAACTTGAGGTGTTGGATTTCAAACTTGAAAAATCTATGAGTGCACTAAGTAAAATTACTGAAATGTTTAAAGAAGAATTTTTCCTAATAGTATATTAAGGGGGTAAGAAAATGTTTAAATTTCCATATACAAATTTTCATGAAATGAACTTGACATGGATTATTGAAACCGTGAAAAACCTAACAGAAGAATGGATTGAAATGCAAGACAAGTTTACCGGCTTACAGGGTGACTTTGAAGAATTAAAGAATTTTGTAACAGATTATTTCGCTAAACTTGAAATTGATAAAGAAGTGCGAAAAATCTTAGATGAAATGAAAACTAGTGGAGAACTTTCTGACATAATTTCAGACGCATTATTACAAGGGGCATTAACAAGAGTTAATAAACCCACGGTTCTTATTTTGGCTGACAGCTATGGTGCAGGTGAAAATATTGCTAATAGGGAATATTCATGGGCGTATATGCTCAAAAATGCTCTTGAGAAAAATGGATACACTGTTAAATTGAGTGCCATTGGTGGATATGGGTTTAAAGCTGACGGAACAAAGACATATACAAATATGTTAAACACATTAGTGAGCACAATGACAACAAATGAAAAGAAAAACGTTGTCAAAATAATTGTTGGTGGAAGTTACAACGACAGAAACTCCGCTGAAAATGATATCAGTCAGGGCATGATTGATTTTCAGAGTGCTATAGCAAACAATTTTGAAAACTGTAAAAACGTGGTTATTTGTCCCATGGGATGGACATGGGAAGGTCATCAGCAGGGGATTCATACATCATCGACATATATCAGTGTAATTAAAGCAATTAAAATCTGGATGTATTCAGCAGCTCAATTGGGATTTAGTGTTATACCTGCATATCAGGCTATGCTGTATGAATCATCTTTTTCAAATGACGGCGTGCATCCTTCCGAACAAGGACATAAGAATATTCTCAATATGGTGATTGGAGCGTTTGATGGACTTTACTTTAAACCAATTAACAGCATTGAATATGGTACGACTTTTACAAAGACCTCAAGTATCCCCGGTAAAGGCGGTGCAAAAATTAGGTATTCCATTTTTAATGGAACCGCAAAAGTAAGATGCTTGGAATTTAAACTGAGTGAGATAAATATACCGAGCTTAAAACTAGACGGTACTCCCTTGGAAGTAGGCACTATTGATAGCCCTGCAATTCATTTCTATGCAACAGATTGTACATTCCCGTGTAGTATGATTCTGAGAGGTAAAGAAACTGATACAACAGGGGAAGCAAACTTGTTCACAATGGTGCAAGGAAGTATTAAAATTTCAGAGAAAAAAGTATATTTAATTATGCACGCGATTAATACTGCGAAAAGAAATTATTTAAAGTATGACATCAATCAGATAGAGTGTGTAGATTTTGGAGATTTTGTGTTTGACCCACTTTTCCAATAATCGAACAAATGTTTGACCTCGGTTTCGACCGGGGTCTTTTTTGTGTGTCTGCCGGGGGCGTACATGTGTGTCCGCCGTAGACAAACACATGTGTCCGCGGGGGAAAGACATTTGTCCGTCCACCACGGACTTGAGTATTCCAC